GTTTATACTTGTTTATTTAAACACAATTGTAAAACCTGAATACTAAAAGCAATTGTGTACTAAGATAGGCACTATGACGTATTTATGGGGCTCTAACCCAAACGACGTTTCCTATATAGATAATGTGGATATTAATAGGTATATCCATAACCCCCGCGTTTTACGTGTGCGTGATCCACGCCACTCCAATTATACTGAAGTGGAGAAGGATGTATTTAAGAAATTCGTCCTTGTTCCAAGACCTCTTTCGGTCATTCTATTTTGACTCTGCATGCGATCGGTCGCACGTTTTTCATTGGCGTTTAAAACTGCCATCTCTTTTTCTTGGCCAAATCGGCTTGTTTGCATCATGTTCTGGAAATCTTGGTTCATTAGAGCCATTCTTTGCTCATGTCCAAATTGTTCTCCTTGCATAAGGCTTTGTTGGTTGAACATATTTCCTTGCATAGTCAGCTCATGACTAAATGTGTTTCCTTGCATCTTCTCTTGATGTTTCCTATCTGCCATTTGGTTTAACCCTTGGCCTATTCCGCTAATCGCACCAGCGCCAAGAGCTAATGCAGCATTCGACTTGACTTCTTCAAATTCTACGTCAGGAACTAAGGATTCTCTATTTTGGTAAGCGAGAGCTGATGTACGTGAGAACCATAATGATGTGTCTGTAACAGGGAATGCGTTTGTCCTCTCAATTTCAACCAAAGATTGAATAGTTAAATTTGAAGTATTGATTGGCAAAGTTCTGTAATTTGGAGTCTCGGCGTTTATAACAAAAATACGCCACTCTTGGAAGTAACGTAAAATGGCAACAACTCTTTGTGATGTGTCGTCTACCAGTATCATTTCAGCACAAGTGGTAGTGGGCAAATCTTTGTAGCGATTATAGAACCATCGCTCAAGGCACGATTCATCTGTGGCTGTTGGACCAGGATAATCCTCTATAGTTAATGCTGATGCCGGAATGTCTGAAAGTCTTAAAGCTTGGTATCCAAGTGGTAATGCTTGGAAGTTATCTAACCATCCAAGGCTAGTGTCAATATTTAAATTCGGATAATCAGGAAGACTTTTAAAAGATGCCATTGCGTCTGTACCTGCGTATTGCCATTGCGATAAAAGACCGAAGTTCTTGCGTAAGTCTTCTAACCCTGGTTGAGTGGTTGTAGTGGTTGCTATCAAATAGTATACTGCAGTACCTTTATTCGTTACAACTTTTATTTGCCCAAATCTAGCGTAGTAATACGTTCGATTATGAGGACCCACAAAAGTGCCGAGGGTGATTTGTGCATCATTATAAAGCAAAGCTAAGATTTTTATGTTATTAGGAGGGATGAATGCGCTGTATGGAGGGCTAACACGGAAGCCGAAGCGAGTTTTTAGGAAGTCCCAATTTGTTCGATCGGGTATAGCTTCTGCGTAACTCCCTAGTCCTGGATATGCCGCTGAGCCTGTCAGGATAGCGAAATTGTCATCGTCCATTGTGCTCTGTGAAATAATTCCCACAACTGTGTTAAGGGGATTCACACCATTTGAACTGTAATAGTTGTAAATTCCTGGCCACTTTGCTTGTAGTGTCTCAATGTTGTAGAGGTAACCAGTAGATGTTGTCATACCGGCTCTTGTGAATGTTCCATTAAACGCCGTTCTAAATGCGGCTCCATTTCTAGCTTTACTTGAGTAAGGTGGATAGCTCACTCCGTCTTCATACGTGGTGTTGTTTCTGAGAGTACCGTCAGTGTAAATGTTTATAGGAACGTTTAAAGTTTGTGTGAACACTTCATTGAACGGGCGTGCAGGTGATACACTAGTCGGCGTCGAGCGTGAACTCAAACTAGGAAGACCACGTGTAGGATTAGCAAAGAAGAAGGGATTTGGTTCTCTTCCGTTGGCAAGGCGAGAAGCAATTCTGAATCTCACAAGTGTGTTGTCTCTGTAAGGATTATACACGTTCATAGCTACAAAAATAGCTAAATGTGGTCTATCAGAAAGATCATCTGTAAGGTCGTCAGCAACATTTCTGTAGAATAGCGTTTGTCGAGCGTCATGTAATGTGTGTATTTCATTGAACGGGTTATTAACACCTTTTGCTTCGTAAGCAATCTTTTGGGCTTCTGAGATCAGAATAGTTGATTCATTTACTCTTGAGTCTTGCCAGCAAACACCTACAGCTCCTGATAACAACTGGTTACCAATAGCGGTAATACGGTATTTTATTGAACCTGTATACCTTTTATGCAATAAAGCATATTGCTGTATGTAGTAATTGGTGTATTGGGAAAGAACAGCATAAGGTATTTGCAAGATAATTGATCCAGTAGGAGCAGATTCAGTTGTTGAAAATTCAGTGTCACAATCTAAGAATTGTTCATAGATAAGCATTTTAACGTCAAAACCTATAGCGCCGACGCTTAACATGTTAGGAGCTCCCATTGGGTTAAGAGTAGTCTCCTGGGCTATTTGGATAGCCGACATGATATCATCTCCAGGTGCTGTGACAGCTGGTGCTAATGCTGTGGGTTGAGGGTTGTTTTCTGATGGTAAAGCCATAGCACTTTGGGCATTCATTGCTTGGTTCATAACTGCTGGTTCTATAGGTGTATCCCCCATATTAGATTTAACGTGAAGTGCTTCAACATCACTGACCAATTTGTGTAGGCGTGTAGCTTCATCACATGAAGCATTGTCTTTGTCGCAGAGAGTTTCAGAAAACTCTAAAAGAGTTTTCTTCATCTCAGGAAGCATATGAGCTTGTACATATCCTTCTATAGCTGTTTTAATAGCAGTTGTACACCTAGTATTCATAAGAGATCTACGTGCGTCTTTCTCTAAGTGGTTAATAGCAGGATATTGTTCTTTCATGTAACGTAGAAAAGCTAATTCTGATTTGAATATGCTTCTGTCTCCTCTTCTCTGTTGTTCACATTTCTTTACGTGATATTCCTTACCAAGATGTTGATAACATAACCACTCAATTTCGACGTTTGCGGTGGTTCCGCTCATCGTGCTTTTAACTTCGTCACATGCATTACGTTTAGCTTCTGCTTTGTCGCCTCCATCTCCTTTTCCAACGATTAGATTTTCATCACTGTCGAGGAGAGTCACAGTGCAAGACCACTTCAAACTTTCATCAGGACCTTCTGCTGAATACTTATAAACTGGTTGTTCTAGTTTATTCTTTTGAACATATTCGTTTAACCACATGTCAGCCATTTTTAAAAATGTTTGTTTGCTGTTTGAGTCAATATTGTTTAATATACACTCCGGGTCACTCCTACCCCAAACAGGAGTATTAACGTTTCCACTTATGTAATCCACCCAGCATTGTTGTATCAATGTGTAGTCCGCAATGTCTAATTTGAATTTGAAAACTTTTGAGAGTTCTAAAACAGCATCAGAAACTTTGTTAAAGAATTCTTCATCCCATAAGCCAGCTTCCATTAGTGCTGTGAAACAGTTTTGGAAAATGTGCTCTGGCGTTTGGGTTTTAAACCAGAATAAACATGATGTTATAGAACTTTTCTTCAAACGAGGAAAGTATACGTTTTTGTGCTTAATATATTCTCTTGAACAAAAACTAACTTCACCATCAGTTTTAGCGGGTGTTTGTCTTAGTCGGTACTTCAGGGCATCGTCTATAAATTCTTGCTGGGTTAATGGGCTGTTGAATATTTGTTTCACTTTTCTAATAGCATCATCACCTAACCCTCGTATTATAATGTTATCAGTGATATCAGAGTAAGAGGGTAACTTGCCAAAACTTTCCTGGTATTTCCTGCAAAATGTATATAACGTTGTTTTTGCTACTACGTGACAATTAAGAAGTGTGGTCGCAAAACTTCCCGAAGCATTGCCATTGTCTGTAAAGTATATGTTACCATTCATACTATGTAATCTATAAATAAGGGTCTTGTATAGTGCATCTCTACTCTCTTGTGGTACGTGTGGTAAGAAACAGTCGACAAAGTCTTTTGTTAAATGAGCTGTAACTGTTTTATCTAATGCTTCAAAATCTGCATTTATAAATTCACCATCCATGTTATCGAAGTATAGCATGTGAGCTGTAGCGTCTTTGTAGGGATTCATACCTATAGTGAACATGGTTGTTTCATGTTTTTCCATAATCTTATCTAAACAAGGACCAAAATATGCTTTCAGCACCATGTTTATACTAAGATCCATTTCGTTAAAAAGTCTTACTTTGCCTTTTTCCACTTTCTCTTTAGGTAGCAACTCCACTTTAGCATTGTCTTTTACGACAACGCATATAGGTCTGCCTTGCTTTATCATTGACATATAGTGATTAAAATCGCTGAGTAACACACCACCGGGTTTACTGCTAGTGTTTATAACATACCAAGGTTTAGGAGTGTTGGATGTATTTATAAAGAGAATATCTTCATTACCCTCGGGACGCTTTGTATTAACACCAAAGAACTTTTTCATCTTTGGACCTGCTGATGTAGTCATGTCCAAGGGTTTTAAGTTGTTAAGTCCGTTTATTATTTCATGTGGTTTAAGAATTTTGCTTTGAATGTAGTGCCGCTTGTAATAGGTTTTTAAAAAAGAACTAACATGTGAATCTATAGACTTATCAAAGCATTCTTCGGTAGATTTTGATAGTGCGTATTTAACTGCCTGTGTAAACAAGGGGTAGTAATGTCCTTTGCTGTCAGGGTAGAGTTTTGAAAAATCTTTAACGTCGTTTGCATTCAAAGCTGAACCTATGGTGTTGCATGTGAGATGTTTTTCGGCGACATCGCAGTATGTCTTTTTGTGTTTTGGAAAGCTTGGAAATGTTAATTTCTTATTATACCCATGAATATGGAGAGGTGATACATTTTCATATACACTCTTCTCGTATTCTGACATAACTAACTCGTGTAATGCATCGTCTATAACCATATTCTCCTTCAAGTATGGATGTTTTATTGTCTTAGCAACACGTGTTTCAACAATGCTAGCAGAATTTGATGTTATTTCACTGATATCTTCTTGGGATATACTGGCAAACCATCCCATACTAGCTACTAAAGAGTATGCGTTATGTATCCCTATA